AGGTCATCAATTATGGCGAAACTTATATGTGGCCCGAGGGCATTGAACCGTATGACAACCCCCGCCCTACATCCGACGATGTTATTGGCGGTTGTTACAGGGTGAACAAATGATTGAAATCAAACTTACCCTTACAGAAGAACAAGCTGAGGAGCTTTACGGGCGACTTGAGAGGCTTGAAAAGGATGTCGAAACCATTCTGAAAGGTATTTGGCTTATCAACAAACAACTAGAAGAGGAGAAAGATGATGCAAATTGATTTGAACGATGACCAAGTTTCGTTGCTCGTGGACCTACTGCAAAGAACGAGAGGCGACGTTGAGCACACGAGGGAAGAAGCGGAAGAGCTTATCGCCCAACCCGGTTACGCGACTGTCGGTTTACTCCAACTCGAATTTAGATTGAAAGAATTACAGAAGACGATTCAAGAACAAAGTGGGTCCAACTGGGTCCACAATGACGTGACCCAACGTATGGAGCCGAGGTACAAGGCCCGTGAAGAAACGGGGGAGTAGTATGAAATCTGAACTAGAAAAATATGGTGTTTTGTTACAGTCAGACGACCGGTCACTGGTGTTTGGGGAGTTCGGCACAGAAGACGATGCTTATGAATATTATGCGTCGTTCCTTAAAAAACATTTTGAGGACACGGACGTAACGATTATCCCGTTGTGGATGGCATCTCGTCTTGTGGTAGATCCCGACGATCCGCCATTCTTTGTCGTGAACGGGGATAAAAAGCTGTATGGCATGGACCCGTCTCATACGTCTAAGGGGCCGTCACTCAAGGTTGTAGGAGACAATTCAGATTAGGCCAAGGCTTCTCCGGCCTTAGAAGCGGGGTTGCTCGGTCACCCGTGGCCTTCTGATCGAGCATGAATTACAAAGTTTTCTTGGCTCCGATGTGTCGGGGCCGAGGAAAAGCGGAAGCGAAACTAACTCATAAGTAAGGAGTAAAAAATATGAGTAATTTAGTAGCGTTAGAACAAATGCAACAAAGCATTTTGACAACCCGAATAGTGGGTACAAGCCCTTTCATTCAACACAAGTGGTCCGCAAAGGCCATTCGAATGATTGAGGAAAAGCAAGCTGGTATCAAAACCAAGAACCGTGAACCGCGAAACCCGCAGCAAGAATTTGAAGATGCTGCTTATGTTTGTGAGAACGGTGTATTTGGGTTCCCTGCTGGCGGCGTGAAGGCTTGTTTGATTGGTGCAGCGCACAAGGATCTCGGTTTGGAGAAGACCTTGCTCCGAAAGTCGTTGTTTATCATACCTGATGACAAGGTGAATAACCTTGTGGCGATGGAGACCAGCGATCCGGTGATGCGCCAGGACGTTGTGAAGATCGGTATGAATCAAACTGACTTGCGTTATCGTCCTGAGTTCCGTGATTGGGCGATGGTTCTTCGCTTTGAGTATGACTCTCAGGCGTTGGCAAAAGACACCATTTTGAACCTGATCCAACGGGCCGGATTCGGTGTTGGACTAGGTGAATGGAGACCAGAGCGAGGCGGTGAAAATGGCCGTTTTGAGCTAGACCAAGAGTTCCAGACAGTAATTGTCGGTAAGGAGCAATACTTGGCTGAAGCGAAAGCGGCGTGAGCTTTACTCGCTACCATCAAGTTAAGTGGCGGAAAGGGTCAGTATTCAAAGCTGACCCCGAAGCCGCTTTGACTGAAATAGAAAAGCTGAATGCAGAGCATAACGGCTCCGCGCCGGACGGGTTGCTGGTCGAACACGCCAGAAACCCGCAGTCGGTGTTGCATGATGATTTCGAATGGGACGATGCGGTTGCCGGTTTCAAGTATCGACTTGAGACTGAACGCAAAATCAAACGCTCTTTGGTCGTGGTCAGTGACAAGTTTACGGACCATAACGAAGAGCCGGTCGAGATCAGGGTGTTCCAACGAGCCGAGGTCCGCGATCAGGACGACAAGGTTCACCGCATATGGATGAACACGTTTGACATGATGAAGGATGCTTGTGGCAGACAGCAATTACTTACACAAGCAAAAAAAGAGCTCTCTCAGTTTTCCAATAAATATCAGGCACTTGCGGAGTTATCTGAGGTGTTGGAACCGATAGAGAGTTTTCTAGCTAAGTAATTTGGCAGGTGAGGCGAGGTGTGGTCAGGTTTGGCGAGGCGCGGAGCAGGCGCGATCTGGTCTGGTACGGTGAGGCAGGTGAGGCGAGGCGAGGTCAGGTGCGGTTTCGTCTGTCAGGTGTTGGTCAGGCGCGGCACGACGTGGTAGGGCAGGTTTGCAGTGGCGAATCATGGTGCGGCACACGAGTTGGGGTTTGGCGAGTTTGGGTCCGGTGAGGCAGGTTTGGCGTGTTACGTGATTTTTTGGCGTGTTGAGTTGGGAGACGGCGAGGCATGGTCAGGAATGGCAGGTTAGGTTGGTTATGAACCGGCGTGTTGCGGTAGATACGGGTGAGGCATTCTGGGGTATGGAAAGGCAGGTGTGGTACGGCAGGGTCGGGTCAAGTGAGGAATGATCGGGTGGGCTTTGGTGCGGCAGGTACGGCAAGGCCTGGTCAGACGAGGCATGATCGGTCGCGGCACAGGTTTGGCAAGGCAGGCGGGGTGTGTTCAGAAATGGTATGTCCAGGTGAGGTGGGTTCTGTCAAGGCTGGTTCCGGCAGGCGTGGTTTGGTGAGGTGTGCCGAGGTGCATTGGGGCGGGTTCTGGTAAATTTTCTGAGGAGAAGATATGGATTGTAAGTACAAGGATGTCCGTGAGGACTGCTTGATAAGGGGCGTCGTCATCCAGAAGGGTGAAGTGATCTGTGGTCGTTGTTATCTGCGCGATAACTCCCCAGCGGAGTACAACGCGATAAAACGAGCGAAGATGATGGCTGACGCATTTTTTGGAACCGAGGAGAAAGTAAATGAAAAAAAAGGCTGAGTTAATTGAAGACGTTGAAAAGGCTGAAAAGCTGACTCAACACTGGAAACGGAAGGCAGATAAATATCTGGATAAGCTACAAGGCGTCGAAAATTCTTTTCAGAACATCCGAAAAATGGCGGACAATTCTGAAAAAGAAATTGCAGAATTGCTCGAGCAAATCGCAAAAGTAAAGCAGGAGAACGAAAGCCTGCGGGACACAATCTACGGCAAAAAATTTGTGGCAGAAGATGTAGTCGAACTGCTCGATGATTTGAGTCTGAGCGACTTTACGTTCTTTCTTTCGCACTTCCTGCGTAATATTTGTTTCAGTTTGCAGTTGAAAGAAGACAACGAAGAAAACGACAAGCGAAATGTAATTCTTCATCTCGACGAGAGACACGATCAACCAATCGCGTATGGCGGTCAGGTTTATTTACACTTAGTGCCGTTCGATCACGCCGATTGTCGGGTAAAGTTTCGTAGGGATCTCACCATGTACGATATGGAGAAAAAAGATGAAGTGGAGTGATAAAACAAAAGAGCAATACGGTGCTCATTGTAGCCTGATCATGGGCGGTGACAACGAGCATGAATTACATTTGTCTGAAGATGAGTTGAATACTTTGACCCTAGCGTTGCAGTTGGTTGTATCGTGGGCAAATGACGATGAGTATCCAGCACCGGATACGCCGGACACTTGGGAAGAAGTCAAAGAGTTCATCAAAAACGATCTGCAAAGCATCTTAGAGTTACAGCAGAATATTGAAAAAATAGATGTTTCTGAGATTCCCTCGAGCGAGGTCCTTGAACTGGATGAAATCAGATTGAAACGTGGTTTGATATCCCCTGTAGACTTTATTGAACAAAAGAAACGACAATTTATAAACGAAGGCATACAGGAGCTTATTACTGATGACTAGAAAATTTACGATGGCTATCACGTATCAGAACCTTGCCACGTCGAAACCCTCGACAGTGGTCTATCAGTCGTTGTCGCTGAACCAGGTCCGTGATCATTCGCTGATGAAAAAAATCGAAGAGGGCATGAAAGAAAACCCTCCGACACTTCAGTTGATGGGTATGACTCTGACCAGCGTCCCTCACCATCCACAAGCTTTGAAAGAGCAGACGCAGTTTCTTGCGGGTGACGATTTCGAAGTGAAAGAAAAGAAAATATTGTGAGGTCGTTATGTTTTGGATTCTGAGCAAAGTGCTGGGCTGGTTTGCCCCGCCAGAAAAAGAAGCGGATGCGAGGTTGAAAGAAAAGCTAAAAAAACACAGAAAACGACTAGAACAAGTTGAAGAGGAGACCGATTAGTCGTAGAGTGGTTTTGACCCCAAGGGGGCCTGGTTTTCACTCCCAAAGACCGGCCCCTTCCCTTTCCCTACCTCATGGCACACTCGCAAATCCAATACGGACCCGCCTTCTCGCACATTTTAATCATCTTACGATCAGGACAGTTGACGTACTCGTGACCCTTGTATGCCCAACCGGATCGTTTGACCGGCTCGAAAGCATTACAACCAGGTAGTAAGAAAACAAAAAGAAGTAAACGCCGCCAACGCGACACCCGGACGGCGCGGGTTGTGTCTGGCCTGTAAGGTTTGGCCGTCATCGCTATCCTTATTTCGAGGAGAAGAAAAGGATGAGCGGATAGTGAATCAACCCATGCTCCGGGTCAAGCGGCATGGGACGCCACGGAAGGTCTGATGAAACCTAACCCTCACCCCGGAAGAGAAAGGTGCTCCGCCTCTTTGATGCGGTCCTCCTTCCATTCCCGAAGAATCTTGATTAACTGGTTACTGATCGGGCGGTCCTCGTGTTGTGCAAGAATCTTGATCTCCTTGTACACCTCCATAGGCACCGCAACCGACTTAAATTTTTCAGTGTTCATATGTAAGAGTATAAGACCATGTAGGACACTAAGCAAGTGGTTTGGCTTCACCCCAGGTTGGCCCGAGGTCAATGTCGCATCGATTCGGAACCCTCAACGGTATCGCCTCCTCCATAACTTCTCTGATCCGTCGTGCGTGATCCGCATCCATCACACTGCAACCCAACTCATCATGCACCTGCACCAAGGGCAGTTCTCCTGCTTCATATAGATCTACCATAGCCTGTTTTGTCATGTCCGCCGCGCTGGCCTGTATCAAACGATTGAGTGCCTTGTAGGTATAGGCTCGTCGCAGGGGCGTAGTATCGCCGTAAGTGGCCTTGGCTTCTGCTCGAGGCATGGCTTTTTTCAGATCAAAGCCCAGTGGCTCATATAGATTGAACCGACACTTTCGGCCTTTCAGAGAGCGTATCGCGCCGTCCTCTTTGGTATCCACGGACCTTGCTACGCCCGACATAAGCTCTTTCACAAACGGCACTCGGGCATGGTACTGACCGGTGATCTCTTTGGCCTCGTCCACTGACACGTCCAACTGACCTGCCATCTTGTTCACTCCCATACCGTACATTAACGCCAGATTCAAAACCTTGGCTTGCTTTCTGGGTATCTGGGCCATTTCAGAAACCATCGTATGAAAATCTGTGGCTGGATCGTCGTTGTAAGCCTGCACAAACTCTTTTGCACCCTTAAGCGGCTGGTTCTTCCACTCTCCAAATACACTGGCGTAGTGGACCAAGATCCGTGGCTCCTGCTGACTGAAATCTATTGCGGCCCACTCTTCACCTTCTTCCGGCAAGAACAAACTGCGGATCAAGGGACCGAGTTTTGGGTCACGTGCCGGTAACTGCTGTAGGTTGGGGTTGTTCATGGACAAACGACCGCTAACAGTGCCGCCCTCATCGGATCTCAACTGGTTGATATGGCCGTGTATCCGGCCCTCTTTCGAGACGTACTTCATCATTGACGATATGAACGTGCCTTGGATCTTGTTGAGGTTCCGGGCTTCCACCACCAGTTTGGCAAACTCGTGGGGATGCTCCTGCAAAAAGACTTTTGTGAACGAGGGTTGTCCGGTCTCGGTCCTTGCGTACTTGATACCCAGCTTGTCAAACGCCTTTGAAAGCGAGGCTGCTGCCCATAACTCAACGTCCATGCCAGCCATGTCTTTGATTTGTTTGAGTTTTTGCTTCTCTTCTTTCAGTAGCTGCTGTTTTGTTCTCTCACACTTCTCAAGATCAATACGCACACCCCGAAACGTCATGTCTATCAAACAGGGCGTAAGCCGTGTCTCGAGGTCAAAGATCGTCTCAAGACTCTCCTTGCTGATCTCTACCTTGAAAAACTTGTAAAGATCGTAAGTCAGTCGGGCATCCTGTTCGGCATACGGACCCACAAACTGGCTGGGTAACTTCCATAGCTCGGCCTTGGGGTCTACACCAAAATCAACTGCCGCCTCAGTCAAAAGTTTTTCTGACTTGGCCTCACCCAGATAATCGTAACCCAAGGCGTTCAAGCTATAGCTGAAGCGGTTTTCATCCAGCAACGCTGCCATGACCATCGTATCCACAATCTCGCCGTGTACCTCAACACCCATCGCTTTCAGCCAGCCAAGGTCATAAGGCGCGTTGTGCATAATCTTGATTGACTCGGTTTGCATTTGTTTTTTTAACCAACGCATGACAATGCCTTTATCCAAGTTGCCGCCGCCGTGGTGTCCGATTGGGTAATAGTCTTCCCAACCCTCTCCTGCTACGGCAATGCCCACTACGTCGCCGTCTTTTCTGGGCCAGCCGGGGCCGTTCTGCTTGAGGTTCGGGTCGCGTGTCTCGAGGTCAATCGCTATTTCTTTGTATCCTGTAAGATCCCTCAACTCAAAAGGCGGGGTCCATTCAGAAGTTGGCGTAAACAAGGGGAACTGGAGCCTAGTTTCTTTTTGCATTCTCGTATTCCATTAATATTTCGACATAGTGTTTGATCTTCTTAAGATCCTGTATGCCTCCCTTTTCACGCCATCGGGTGATGTACTTGACAATGTTCCCTTCGATAAACGGTAGCTCGTTTGCCAAAATGTAAGTAATTGGTTGGATATTCTGCTTTTTATAGTGTTCGCCTGCCACTTGCTCCTCCAATGCTTTCATATCGCGTAACTCCGGCTGTAGTTCTCAGGTTCCATGATAAATAAGTTTTGCTTAGATCGTGTCACGGCTACATAGAAAACACGA